ATAACGTCGGCAAGCGCCATGACGATGGAAAGCGCGGCGTCCGTTTTAGACTTCTCAACCATCGGAATCATCCTCCAGGGGGTTAGAGTTATCGGCCGGGAATTCGGCCGGTAAACTCAATTCGAAACAAGCTAGAACGCGGGCGAATAAACCCGCGTCGTCGGGTTCCGGTAATGGTTCCGGGGCCGCCGGTGGGAAGGCGACGCGGAACGATTCCCGGGTGTACGGTGGGTGTTCGACCTGGTGAGTGATTATCTCGACTCGGCATTTCATCGGTCGGGTCTCGTCTTCTATCCGAACATACTCCAGGTCGATCGTCTGTCCGGTCAGGACGTTTTCCCAAAATCCGTAGGCATACTGCGGATAGGACGGGCCGAACGTGCGGACGGCTCTTTCCTTCAGACGGGCCGCCACCTCGGGGCCGCAATGGTGCGCCGCGATTCCCTCCAGGAAGCGGGTTCGGAGGTTCGCCATTCCGCGCGCCGCGGGACCGCATGACTGCGCCAGACTCTCAGCGCCGCGGGCCGCGTTAAATCGGTTGTGCCATTCCGCGTCGTTCCGGGTGAACGACGGGGCAAGGTGAGCGAATAACGGGCCGAATGAGTCGGCGGCCCGTTTCGTCATGCGGGCCGCGCGCCGTTCGTTCCGGCGGTTCAATAGTTCGGCTTTACTGAGTCTGGCCACGATACAACCTCCAGGTAAAAACGGTCGGGCGCGGAATCGAACCGCGCCGGGGCCGCCTATCGGCCCGACCGGGTGAACTATTCCGCCACCTCCAGGGACGACGGCTCAACTGAGCCCGACAATTCCACCTCCAGCGCGTCGCGCTCAATTTCCTGGAGCGCCGCGCGGAGGTTATTTTTGTGTTTCTGGAGTAGTTTCACGTATTCGGCTTTCGGGCGCGGTCCGGTCGGGTCAACGTCGGCAAGCCGTTCTGCAAACGGGGCTGAAATACCTTGACGGCTCAGGCTTATCATCATGCAACGGCTCAACAGGGGGTTCGCATCTTCATTCCCTTCAAACAAAGCAGCTTGCCCATCATTCGTCGTTGTGAATATCCAAACGACGTGCGATGGAACGCGCTCCAGGGTAACCAATAACTGACGAACCGTGTCTTTCCGCAAGCCGTGCGATTCGTTCACAATGTAGGCGCGGCCCGATTTAACCCCTAAACCCCGGTATTGTGATTCCCGTTCAATGTCTTTCACCCGGGAAACGGTCAATTCCCCCGCGTCAATCTCTTCAGAACAAAGCGCGTCGGCAATCTCTGCCGACGCAAGCTTGGCAATCGTCGTTTTCCCGGTTCCACTCTGCCCGGTAATCCACAAGGCGCGCCCGCCGATTCCATCCGCACCTAGGCGCTTGAGGATGCCGACGGCTTTATCCTGCCCCTTGACGTCGGCCCATTGTGTCGGGCGAACCCGTTCATGTAGTGGCATTCCCATAGCATCACCTGGAGGTTGCGGAACGCGGCCGGCGGGCCGCACGTTCGACTATGCAACGGTTGTGCCGGTCGTTTCGAATTCGTTTACCGGCCGTTTCTCCAGCGTTTCCCATTCGCTCCAGGCATGAACCGTTGCCAACGGTTAACACTGTAAATTGACAGCACGCTGTCACAAGTTAGCGCGGCGTCCTGGAGGTTAGACCTGGAGGAACGGCCGACGGGCCGACACCTGGAGGAGCAACCGGCCGACGGGCCGCCGAATCGCTCCAGGTCAACGGGCCGCCACCTCCAGGGCCGCCGCGGGTGACCTGGAGGAACGACGGGCCGCCGCGTTTCAACCCCGTTTCCAGGTCGTTTACCGGCCGTTTCCCGACGGGCCGAATCGGGCCGCCTCCAGGTCAATCGGGCCGACACCTGGAGCGCGGTCGCGTTGGTGAGAAGGAGGAGGAGGAGTAGGGGAGGAATGCCACCTGCAAGGGTTAACCCGTTGCGGCATATAGGCTTACACTTGCCAAGCTTGCATCGTGGAAACGGGTTCGACCTGCAAAATGACGGGAAACGTAGGCAAATCTGACCGGTCAGGCAGGCGGGCCGGCAGGCCCCCCGCGGCCCGGCCCCATTGATCAGGTTCCTTCTCCCAATTTTCCCCATCCCCTCCAAGCCACCGGATGAGAGAACTCCCGTGCCAATGCTGCTAAAAACTTTCACATTGTGCTAATTTTGTCAGTTTCCGTGTTAAAAGCGGTTTTTCCGAGTTGTAGTGCGTTTCGGTTGACTCGTCCGAGCGGTCAAGTGTTGGGTACCATTCGGCTCGTTCTGTCCGTTCTGTACGCGGCGCTCGAGTATTGCGGCCGCGAGCGCCTGCAGAAAGGTGCCGCGGGTGTGCCGCGTGGGTGTAGTGGAAGCGGACATCCTTTCCGCAAAACGAGTGTTTTCAGGGAGTTGCGTCTTTCAGACGATTCGCCAAGCGGGGGAGAGTGGGGGCGTACCGACCCCTGTGAGTGGAGTCGGAAGGTTCGCCGGCGGTGAGCCGTGGTCGGAACCGGCCCGGGTGTTTGTTTCGAGCATCCCGGGCTTTCACCCTGCTCGCCGTAGTCGCCTGTTCTGAAGGGAAGGCTTGCTTGCCGGCAAGGGTCGTACACAGTCCGGCAGACTACGGGCCGTCGGGTTCCGGGCTCCAGGGTCGGGGGACCGTAAGCGCGCGGATATACGCCGATCGGATGGGCGGCCCAACTGGCTCGACGTGAGCGGGCCGAGTACTCGGAGTTCCCGAACCCGTTGTTAAGGGGTGGTGTCCTCGGGAAGCGGACCCCTGCGGAGGGATGAGGAGAATCGGGGGCTTCTGAGGGGATTCCGTGAATTCGTAGCAAGTCGGTTGGTTTTGGTCCGCCGAGGGGCACAAGAAGTGATAGGCTACTTGTGCTTTTCTCTCGGTGTCCTTGGCGGTCACTTGCTGGTGGGACGTCAAGGCACCTCTTCTGTAGCCTGGTGAGGGTCGTCGGTCAATCTCTCCCTCTCCCCTTCGGGGGGAGGGAGACACTTCTTACCCCCGGTGCGCGATGGAATCATGGGTGCGTGGCGACGTCTACTTCGGATTACCGCATGTGGTGATTCGGATAGGGCTTATGGATTTACACCCGATGCGTGGGGCGAAGCCTTTGGGGTCGTGCAGCCCGCCGGAAATAGCGGCCGAATTATTTTCCAGAATTTTGAAACACCGTCCCGAGTTGATGGGCGGGTTCGTCGAGGCGTACCGGTACGACCTCGGGTACCATGCGTTCGAAGTGTCGATCGTCCACGAATCTCTGCCGAAGGTTCATCCTGGGGAAATGGCTCAAACGTGGCCTCTGATTCCGCTGCGGAGTTCTGGGAATTCCGACGGCCCTTCTCCTCTCGCCGGCGCTGCGTCATCGTTCGATGAGTACCAACGGGTGATTGGACAGGTGAAGCAGAGTTTGATCCAAGGCGACTACTCGGTGGAAGCAGTTCCGCATCACGAACAACGGGAAAAGATGCTGGCCGAGTTGAAGTCGACTGGCAACATCGAAAAGATTCGGGAAATGACGGCCAAGGTCAACTTGGCCGAGAAAATGATTGAGGGCATCACTCGGGCGCGGAAAGCGGTTCGTGCCGCCGACGACGTTCTGCTTACCACCGATCAACTCAGGAAAATCGGGTTGTGCGAAGAAGCGATGCAGATGCTTCAAACCAAGGAGGGCCCTCAAGTCCCCTCCTGGATTGCCGATACCAATATCGACCCGACTTCTCGGAATGGCGAATTGCTGAGACGAGAGACGTCCAGGCTTCGTGCAGAGAACGACAAGAAGTATTTTGGATTCCTGGAACAACAGGCATTGGGCAAGTTGCCGGACGTACCGGACTCGCCATTCGCCGAACCGGTCAAGCCGGAAGATCCGGTTGAAGTCGCGGAAGTGGCCGAACCGGTGACGATCGAATAAGCACAACGGGGGCAATTCCCGCCTCCTACCCCCGGTGCTTCATGTCGAATGGTTCTGGACCGACCCCGCCTCCCGACCCGATCCCGACTCCGACTCCGGTTTTCAAAATCGACCCCTTGCTACCGAGCCCTCCGGGGGTCGGTGGCAACCCGACCGTGCGGGTGATTCCTCGGGTACCGAAGTTTCCACTCGGGCCGCCGTACATTGCCGAGGAGGGAATCCCGCCCAAGCTGTTCGTCGGGCCCGACGGGACAATAATCCAGTTCGAAGGCGTTCCGCCACTCGTCTACACACCCCTCCAGCCGATGCAGCCGCCGCCGTTTTTACCAGGAGACCCGATCCCGCCGGGGATGCCGCCGGCCTGGAACGGCGGGACGGTGAGCAAGCCTCCGCGGTGGGGAGAACTCCGGCCTCCCTACCCGTGGGAACCGCTGATGCTGAACCCGAAGTGGAACCCGAGTGAGCCGTTTGCGGACATGCCGACGTACGTTCCGAACCCGCCGGTGGGTCAGGGCGGGACGTACGACCCGAACTACCCGGTTCCGCCGGGAATGCGTACGCCGGTCGCGCGGCCGGGGCCCGCGATTCCCGCGCCGGGGACAGTACCCGACGTGCCGCCGGGGAATATCGGGGTCACGATTCCCGCCAACCGCCCGGAAGGATTCTGGCCGGCTATCGTCGGAAGGGTGCGGATCGTCCTCGGCGTGGCTGGGGCCCTCGGATCCTTGGCGACACTGTTCGTCGAATCGGATCACTTCAACGCCACGATCGACTGCCTCACCCGGTTCCTCGGTGCCATCGGGTTCGACAACGGGCCGAGTGTCACCACGAATGAGGCGGAAGACGTCGTTGAATCGCTCCGCTACTTCGCGCTGCAGAACGACCAGGCCAGCCTGGCCGGTGTCGTCAACGACATCGTTGCTCGCGGGTGCGATAAGGCACCGGGTTGGGTGAACGACTGGAAGTTCTCGGAGGAGTGTTCCGCGTTCGCCCAAAATATCGTGGCCGCCATCAAGCTTTGCCGGTGCAAGAAGAACCCGCCCGACCAAACCGCGGCGGCTGCGGCCAAGGCGGCGCTGTTGTTGCGAATCTCGAACTACCGGGATTCGGACGCCACCATGCGGGCCGAAATGGAAGGACAGAAAGCCCAGGCCCAGGCGGCGGCCGACGCCTACGGGAACGACCTGGGAGGTAACTACAGCGTCTTCTGTCGGGACAAGTGGCTCGCCCGGGTAGCGGCCATCGACGCCCTGATCCTGGCGAGAACATACGTCGTCGGCTGGTTCGACCTGAAGAAAAACATGGACGGGCTCGACATGCCGACGTGCGAAAACAGGCTGTCGGCCGATGCCGTGTTGGCTTACATCGCGGCCAACAACAAGGCGATGGACGCTTCGGTGGCCGCGTTCCAGAATGCCCAGGACGACTGGAACGGATTCAAGGCCGCCAACGGCGACATGAAGAATATCGGCTGCCCGGTTCTGGTACCGACGACGACCTGAGACGGGTGGACCGTTGGCGGCACGGCGGTTGCTGAGTCGCCAACGGTTCAAATCACCCGAACGGAGAATTCGAATGACGGAGCAAAGCCTGACCGCCCGGATCGATGACCTGGCCGAGCAGAAAGCGAAAGAATGGCTGGAAAAGGTTAAGAAGTCTCTGGGAGATTGCATTCACGCCTATTGGTGGATGAAAACCTCCACCAATAACACGGGCGTAAGTCTCAGGAAGGTGCTAGGCGAAGTGTTGAAGGAGTACCAAAGAACCGTCACGGATAACATAAATTTTGACGACGGAAAAGTGAACCTTGGTTTTGTTGCGGAACAATTCCGTACTCAAATACTCGATGACCTTCTCTTGAAGTTGCCGCTCGTCACCGAACTCGCCCGCCTGGCCGACGGCCAGACGGAAGAATACCCGGACCTTCACGCGGAAAGCTGACCATGAATCACGAACAAATCGAAGAGTGCCTGGAAGCGTTCGAAAAACGACTGTTCCGGCTCGAAGACCATGCAGGCGCTATGAACTGGACGGTGCTCGTCCTGTGCGTGGCGATTGCCGGCCTGTTCCTCCACTCCTTCAAGGTGTTCTAAACTACGATGTCACCCAACAAGAAACGGTCGAGGAACCTCGCCCTCGGCCGTGCTCACGTAGTCATTTCCAAAGGAAACCATTTCGTTCCGCGGGGCCCTCAGTGGGACCGTCCCGACGAAGAAGAAGAGTTGGCTACCCGGCGAACACAGTCGCTTATCGCTGTCGGCGGATTACTCAGCGTTAACTATTACCCGACGGAAAATGACCGCAACGCATTGCGATACTTCCAGGTGGCCATGCTCCGAATGGTCCTGAAGGAAACCGGTCTGTTGGAGGGTTCCGTCAATGACATGATCGACGCCTACACCGAGTATCCCGACCGCGGGCCGATACTCGCCGACGCCCTGGAGGAAGCCGGCTACGCGAACGTGGAAGTCCTCAAAAGTTTGAGGGCCATGTAATGGCCAAGCTGAATGTCACGGTCAACGATTACGATTTCGACGGGGACAAGATGAGTCTTATCCTCGTCGTCGATTACAAATGTAGTCGGTACTACCCGGCCACGGGCCCGAGCTTCAACAGCCCGGGTGAGCCGGCCGAGGGCGGGGAGATTGAGGAGGTTGAAGTCACGCTGCTGAAGGCCAGCCCTGAAACGTCCCTTACCTCTCACTTCGTCGGTATCGTTCACGAACTGATTGAGAAGCAAGTTAAGCAACAGGTCAAAGAGGGAGGTGAGTTGTCGGAAAAAATTGAGGAGTTGATTTACGCCGAACCCCCTCCAGACGACGACGATTACTACGACGACTGGCGACCTGATTACGATCATTAACACTTTGTCAACTTACAACCGTTAACGAAAGGAATCATTCCGATGGCTGCCCCGAGAATTCTTATTTCCAACCACGCTTTTAATCAGTACCGGAAAATCGTCCCCGAGGCCCAAGAGGTCAAGGCTGACGAAATCGAGAGGAGGGTGAATGAGGCCGAACGGCTCCAGGAGAAAACGCCCCGTAACTTCCGCATGACCTTTTTTGAGGGGTTCAACTATCGCAGCGACGGCCGGGTGGTATTCGTGCTGAAATCCGTCTCGGTCGACGTCCTGGTGCTGGTCACCGTCAAAGAAATTGTTGTCAACCAACGCGACCTGATTGCCGACGGCCAACTCCTTGACCGTGCGTTCAACGAACCTACTCCGAAAGGCTTCCGACGCGAGAAGGGCCGCTCCAAAATCGAACTGCGGAAACAACGCGAGCAGAACCGGCAACGGCGGCACGACTTCTGCGAAGGGGATGAAGCATGAAAACCTTTAATCCGGCTATCCAGGCATTCACGACCTGGACGTGTGACCGCTGCGGGCATCAAGAAATCGTAGATGAAGGGTTTCGTACCGAGCCAAGAAATTCGCATCCAGACAAATGGAACTTCTTGATTCTGGAACTCCACGCACCGGTGAAGCATCTTTGTTGGCACTGCTCGATCCATGCCGTGATGTTGCCGGAACCGATTGCACCGTTGCCGCCGGACCCTCCCGAGGCAATGCCCGAGCAAATCGACCTGAACAAGATCATGGACAACCCGTTCAAAGACCATCCCTTCTAACCGGAGCAAGGATGCCAAAGCAAACCGTCTCTTCGGTCGACCTGGTGAAAGAGTTCGTCGATGCCGAGTGGGGAGAGCACGACAAGGTGATTGTCGGGGTCGATCCCGGCGCGAAGGGTGCCATCGCGTTCATCGACACCGGAACGAAGGACGAGAACGGGGCCCTGGTCGTCGACATCCCGCATATCCTCCTGGACCGGTCGAGCGGGGGGACCACCTCGGTCATCGATCAGCTTTCTCTCTCGCTCATCTTCAAGGCCCTGGACCCGGTGACTCACCGGGTTCGGATGTGTGCCGAGCGGGCCCAGGCCCGGCCGACGTTCGGGGTCGGGAAGCCGTGTCCCGTTTGCAGGAAGCCGGAACGGATGATCGGGAACGAGTTCACCGGCGTACGCATCGGGCTCTCCTACGGGCCGTTCCTGTTCATCCCGGCCGATCGCGGCTGGCCGTTTGAGGATTACCACTCGCTGACCTGGAAGAAGGCGATGGGGCTCACCAGTGACAAGGAGCGGTCACGCCATACGGCGCTTCGAATCTTCCCGGGTTGTGCCGATCTACTCAGCCGGAAGAAGGACGAAGGGCGGGCCGAGGCGCTGCTACTCGCCGAGTTCCACCGGCGAAAAATCATGGGGGAAGTGTCATGGATGAAGTAACAATAATTGAGGATGAAGTTGCGTATAGCGAACAAGAAATTTACGGCCTTGCATATTGGCTAGGTCCGGTGTTCAAACTTGCGACAGAACTGTTTCTTCTGGGAGAAGATGCTTTTGTCTATTCCGAAATTTTAGAGTTACCGTTACCTCGCCGGCCAATAAAGCTGATGCCAATTCTCTGGGAATGGCCCGACTGCCACCGGTCAATTCACTACTACCTCGCCAAGAAGGAAGTTACCCCGAGCGTCACCTTTTGCGGTGTTTTACTACGACTGGCCGAAGGCGATTACTCCTGCCTTCCGATCGCGGCCGACGTCCTGGAGGAAGACGGCTGCGTGCTGACCGAACTCCTAACCCTCATGAGGAAACCACGATGATGATCCGCCTGAAACCTCCGATCCGCGTGAAATGCCTAAAAGGAACCGGTGAGCTTTTCGCCGCGTTCGGAGACATGTGCCTGATTCGACTCGCCGACGGGTTGATCTGCTCGTTTCCGCACGATCAGTGGGAAGAAACGGACGATACGGTTGAACTGAAAAACGCATCGTGTGAGACGAAAGAAGCCGATCGGATACGACGCGGCGACCTGGTAACCGTACGGGGAAAAGTTGGTCGATACCGAGTGACGAATTTGATCGGCCATATTCTGAGACTCATCAACGATGATCCTGGTTCTGAGGATGCCCACCGACAATTTGAGGTGTTTCGTTCGCGCGTCGAAAAGGTTTATCCGGTGACTTGCCCTGGTCACGTCCAAGACGGGTTCGGATTAAAGTGCATAATCTGCGGCGTTTCGTGGGCACTCATTCAACGGGAAGAAGGACGGCTGCCGAACCCGCTTATCGTGTTCTCCGAGGAAATTGAGAAAGCTTATCAGGGTGTGGATTCGGAAAAGTATTCGCTCCACGTTTTCTTGCACAAGGTCTGGCTCGCCATCGAACGCCTCAAACAAACTCAGGTCGCATGAACCTTCTCGAACGCGCCGAAGCCCGTCGTCTGGTGGAAGCGGCCCGATCCGGGCCGCCTTCTTACTCGCCAGAAGTCGAGCGCCAGCTACGCCTGGCCGACCTGTTGATCGCCGCGGTGGATCGCGTCGAGCAACTGGAACGCGCCCTTGACGTCGGCCAAAACGACGCGCATAGTACGCCCAACGGATTGAACCATTCCACCAAGGAGGCGGCCGATGCTCGTCCTATCCAGGAAGAAGAACGAAAAAATTCGCATCAATCACGACATTGAAATTACAGTCGTGGAAATCCGGGGCGATAAGATTCGCCTGGGGATCGTAGCACCGGCGGACATCACCGTTCACCGGCAAGAAGTGTACGACCTAATTTTCCCTCGGAAGAAAACCGATGCCAGTTCTACCGAAGCAACTCATCGAACGACGCCGGCCGCTGGCTGAGCCCGTTGTCGAGGACATCCCCAAGCTTGTGAAGGGACGGCCGAAGACACGGGAAGCGCCCGGCATGAGGTCTTGGAAAAAGGCGATGGAATTCGTTCGGGACCAAAAAGGCAAGACCGTTCGCGTGCTCCAGCACCCGAAGGCACGGGAAGTGATACCCCGCCTTCGGGACGTCTTTCCCGAGTTCGAATTTGTGTCCCGAAAGATGATCGCCCACGACGGCAGTACAACTATGGGCGTCTGGGCCAAGCTGAAAGTGTCACCGGCGGACCTGGCGGTTAAAGTGCCACCCGTCGACAAAGCTTTGAGCGAACCCGTATTCTGACCGGCGGACGCCTTGAAAAAGTTCCATACCGTCTTGCTCCGCGTCTCCTTCTACCAGGCGTCCGTATCGCTCTGGTTCGATTGGGAAGGGATTTCACCGGTACCCGTCATCGACGGGGTAGGCAATGGTGAAGACTGGTTCGGGCCAGAGGACGCCGGCATGATTCTCGCCGCCGTCGTGAAGGCATCCGGCCGCGCGGCACCGGACGAAGTTAAGAACATGCAGGTAATGCTGATAACTACCGACCACGACGAACTGATTTCCATGCTCTTCAAGGAAACGGGAATTGTGGTGCGGTTCAACGACCACCTGGCATCGGTCAAGAGGAGAAAGAAAAAGTGATCGAAGCGAGAATCCACACGGCCGCCAAAACCTGCTGGCTCTGTCTGGCGATTTCTGTAGCCACGATTATTGCCGTTGGCGGCCTGGCCTTGTCCCTCGTCGTGCGAAAGTTTGCCGAGGGGAACGATCCGAGGGTCAAGCTATGACCGCAACCCGCACCCGACGAAAGAAGATCAAGCCGATCCGCACGGGAAGCGGCGTCAGCCTGCGGGACGTGCTCTACTCCATTCGCAGACGGTTCGGGATCCTGGTCTACCATTCCGAACTCGTCCCGGTATTGAAGGACGCATTCCGCGTCATGGATCAGTTGACCAAGCGGAAGTTTGCAATCGTCGGCCGAGACCGCAAGGGCCACCGGTTCTACCACCTGGCCGAGCGGCAGAAGGACGTCACCCCACCGGTACCTCGGCGAACCTACTGCTTCAAGCTCCGCGCCTCGGTGACATTCATCCCGGGGATCGAATCGATTCCTTGCCGCACCAGTCACACCCCGCGGCCGCGCACCCGCGCGTTCGTCCGCATCGGAAGCAAGGTTTACCACGTCCAGTACCTCGGCCGCGTAGCCGACGGCTGGCTCGTCACGGCTCTTTGAGGATCGACATGGACACGGAATTCGCCCAACTCGTCTTAGACATGCTCGCCAAACAACAGGAGTTTTTCAAATCGAAGGGTGACAGGCAAGACCTGTTGTATCAGTGCAAAGACCTGGAGGGCCGGGTGAAGAAATGGGCCAAGGAAATCGTCAACCCGCCCGCGGCACCGAAGCCGGGGCTCTTCTCGAACGACCTGGGAGGGGAAGGATGAGCCCGATGGATCGGAAGGAAATGCTCAGACTCGCCGATGGAATGGATATTGAGTCGACCCGGATGAAGTACATGGCCGACAAGCTCCGAAAATGGGCCGCGTCCGGGAAAATTCCAAACGTACCGGAAACGGTCGATAAACCGGCCGAAACGGCGGTTGCCGTGAAACCCGAGAAGTTCGACCCACTGAATGTTGAACTACCGTTCCTGAGTGGGCAATTCGCGGCGGCCTGGATGGACTGGTGCGAACACCGGAAGCAAAAGAAAGTTCGCCTGACTCCGATCAGTGTAAAGTCACAACTGAAAGCACTCGGCGAATTGACCGAGGAGAACGCGATAGAAACGATCCGCGGTTCGATCACCTCGGGCTGGACAGGACTGTTCCCGCCGAAGGCCAACGGCAAGAAGCCAAAGTCTTTCGCCCAACAGGACGAAGAACGACTCACCGAACAAATGACACAATCGGCTGGTCGTCTTCAAGAGGATCAAACATGAACGTAGACAAAGACTCCAGCGAAATTCGTTGGTCCGTCGACGAACCACCCCAAAAGGAGATTACCGTGAAGTGGAAAGACGTACTGCACTTCGCATCAAAACTCACACCGGCAGAACTCGAATTGCCTGTGGTGATGCGACTCGAAGGAACGCCCGACGAAATTGCCAACTTCCAGTACGGGCTGCGAATCGAGCGTAAGCCCGAGCGATTCTACAACCAACCGATCGTTGTGATTCAGGCACCCACATAAGGGAGAGGACAATGCCGATGGGTATTTATCCGCGCGGCGGATGGCCGCCAACAAAGCCGCCGTTTCCACCACACGCAATAATGGGCGAAGTGTTCGCTTCCGGTCGTGGGCTGCGGGATGCGGTTGCCGATTACATTGAGAGGTTGGATCAGGACGACCCAGAGCGAATCGAAATCGGGCCGTGGATAGACCGATGGGACAACGCGATGGGACTAGTGACACGCTGGCTAAAGGATAAATACCCATAGTAACCCGCTAACCGAGGGAAACTGACATGGCGAGAGAACTCGAACGCCGCCTCTCGTCGCGGCCCGAGGTGCCGGAGACGGCTAAAGTTCCAACTATCAACGAAAATAGTTTCCAGGAATTGGCGACCGCTATACGGAAAGCCGTTAGCCATCATTACGGTTACAGCGGTGATATCATTGTTTCCGAAGTTAAAAGACACCTAAGCCGGTTCTCCCTCTCGCCGGCCACGCTGGAGGTTTCGTAACTCATGGTCGTTCCGTTGTGGTGGATTACCCGCGATGGGGACCGCGACTGCCTGAAAATGTATGAACGCCACTACTCTGCTTACCGATACGCAGACGGCCGAAAGCGAAGTCAATTCGTCGGCCCCGGGCAGGTCATCGTCCTACGAACCTTCGTCGGAGACGCCTTCTTTGTTTGGCGGAAGTTCATCGATGACAGCGGACAACAAGGGGTCGACTGTGCCGCCTTCCGCAACGAAAGTCCGCACCGGTCAAGTGAGCTTGTGCGACAAGCTGACGCCGTTGCTGATTTCGCATGGCCTGGTGAAAGGCACTATACCTTCGTCAATCCGCAAGCGGTCCGGTCCCGTAATCCCGGGTATTGCTTCTTGGTTGCAGGATGGCGACGATGCCGAGAGCGAACGAAGTCAGGGCTGATGATCCTTGAGCGAAACCCGAAGCCGGCCACGCCGGAGGTGAAGTGACTACCTTCTACAACTTCTCCGGCGGCATGGAATCGGCGGCGATGTTAGTCCTCGATAGGGACCGCATCCGTGATACCGGTGCCATCGTTCGCTGGGCCGACACGGGCAAACACTTCCCCGAAATGGCCGCGAGCATCGAACAGATTGAAGCAGCTCTCGGTCTGAAGATTGTTACGGTTCCCCGCCGAATCGACTTCGATACCTACCTATTCGAGCGGGGCGGAATGATCCGCAAGGGGACGAATGACTGCTCGCGGAAAATGAAGCGGTCTAACCTGTCCCGCCACGCGAAGACGTTCCCGAAGCCGTGGGAAATCAATCTGGGCTTCAACGCAGGCGAGACGGATCGGGCAGACGCCTTCAGCGACCGCAACGAGCGGGACTGGTGCCACTGGCGTTACCCGCTCATCGAACATCGAATCAAACGAGACGACACTTGGGAGATATGCCGCAAGGCGGGATTCTCCATTCTTGTCAGCATGTACGAAAAGATGGGACGGTTCGATTGTTATATGTGTGGCAATCAAACTCCGGTCCAAGCTCGATTGGTTGTCCAACATTACCCGGACCTTGCGGACGACTGGAAGGATATGGAACAACGGAAGGGCCATTCATTCATGCGAACGCCTCTTGCCCTTATCGAGAAGGACATGAACGACCCGGGATTATTCGCAGGCTGTTCGTGCTTCGGTGGCACGGACGACGTGTTCCAAGACGACGAAGAGGAGGAATCCACCCGTGAGTAGCGAACCGGCCCGCGACGTGTGCCCTCGATGCGAAACGACCGATAAGGGGCAATTTCACGGCAACCATTGTGATGGATGTGGTTGGTGTGTCGCTCGGACCATCGTTATTCCAGACGAACCGACCCGCGACGGGATCGACGTGGGCAACGCCGACCACGAAGACCTAGTGCTTATCAACGCATTGCTACGAAGCGAACTCGCCCGACTCCGGGCCGAATGCGAGGCGGCGAAGAAGGAGCGTCAGGAAAGCATTAACCACATGAACAGTGTATTCGAGCAATGGGTAAAGATGGGAGAAGAACGCGATGCCGAGCGGGCCAGGGCGGACGCGGCGGAAGCGAAGCTGGCCCCGATCATCAAATTGGCCAAACGATTGATGCGAAGTCTTGACGGGCATGGATCGGATGGTCTTCCTCTCATTCTCGATGTGAACCATTTCAGTTCGACGCCGGCCATATTTACACTGGCCGATTGCAAACGTCTCGCCGCCGAGGGATCAAAGTGAGCAATCCGCACAAATTTAATACCTGGCTCATTGCCTTCTGCATGGTGATTGTTGGTGGTGCGGCAGTGTTTCTCGACGGTAGACCTGCCGCCAATCCGCCGAAGAAACTTGCGGCCGTTGCTCCGGTCATCACCGGCGACGACATCCAGGCCATGCTCGACGCGGCCGTGGCTCCTGGTGGCAATCAGACGGTACAACTACCCGCCGGCACGATCGTATTGACCAAGCCGTTGTCCATGTGTCAGACGTCAGTGTTCTCGACTGTTCACCTGGTAGGGGCCGGACGAAATTATGTCGGTGATGGCAACGGCACTACCCTTGTCTGCAACTACGAAGACGGACCCGCGATAGACGTGGTTGCGGGACGGAACTGCACGATCAAGCACCTCTCCCTTCGGGGCCCGTACTACACCCAACTCCAGTGGAAGCCTCCAGGGCTCAAGTTCACGGACTGGCCGGGCAAGGGAAGTGTGACGACGCCCTCGGTCGGAATCAGCACGGACTATCACGGAACGACCGGGGGATCGTCAAACACCTGGATTGAAGACGTGGAGGTAAACGGATTTGAGGTCGGAGTCTGTACTACGCCTTCTGGTGGTGATGGTAACGGCGACTTCTTGAGCCTCGTCAACACTTCGATTATGAATTGCACTTGGGGAATTTCAATCTCCCAGACTCAAATGCGATGCTTGAGCGTGTCCGGCGGTTACTACGCGAACATGTATACGTTCTTGACGAATGGTACGCACGGCCGAAAGTCGGGAGAACTCAACGCTCTGATCCGATCGGCCGGCTTGGGGCAAATTGTTAGGCTTTGCAACCTGACGCAAGCCTACTCGGGGGCTGTGGTTTTCCAGTCGGTGTACGGAGAGCAAATTGGATACGTCGGCAACTTCTCCGGGGCCGCGATTGGCGGGGCCGACACGGTAATCCGCGATTCCGATTTCATGTGGAATTTCGACCCTTCAAACCCGACCTTCGCCGTCGGCGGGGCGCTGCTCCTCGACGGGGGCAACTGGCTGTGCAACGACCTTGCCGTGTTCGATTGCGACGTTGAAGTACGGGGAACCCGGTTCTATCCCGTGAACTACACGGCTATGGGCTGGCCTCCGAAGAATACGCCACAAAGGAGAAAGGCTGCGAATGCCTCGTTCGGGATGCTCCCACGGTTCGAAACGCTGTCCCCGAACTACCCGACGGCGCGGGCCCGGCAGCCGCATACCTACGTCTGGTTCCCATCCCCGGCTAACTCGGACACGATTACCGGGAATAATGGAGCGGCCCCGAAGGTGGCCGTGAGGTCTTTCCCGAAAGCTCAGTGCTCGTACCAGAACAACACCATCGTTTTGCCGACACAAGGCACCACCGAACAAATGCTTGGGGCTCTGGTGCAGGACGATCAACCGGGACGAACTACTTGGATCATCACCGGAAATCCAACAGGTAAGCGTTGGATCCTGGAAAGGCTCAACAACCTCGGAGCACCGGTAGATGCGGTGACCGGAAACTTCTGGCTCCTCCAATAACAAAGGGCAAAAAATGGGAAGTCTCGTCAAAGCCTACAAGCCACTCGCAACGATCGAAAAAGAAGTGGCGAGAATTGAGAAGCAGAACGCGAACCCGCTTCTGATGATCCCCGTCGAACTGGCCGCCGCGGTCAACTTCTTCATTTCGACGAACGCTCACCTGGTCAAGTCCGCGTTGCCAATCTCGACACGCATCGTCGGCTGGCTCCGGCTGGAGGGGATTTCGCACGAAGGGATGCGGGCGGCCCTCTCCAATATCTGCCGGGCCAACCGCCAGGCTCGCCACGAACACGTCGGTCAACTGATGGCCGACCTTTCCGAAGAGGTCGACCGGATATTGAAAGAAGAAAGGCAGATTGAAATCAGCCGAGAATTTCATTCTGAAATGAAGAGGTGGGACAAGGAACGCGCCACCTCGGATGAAGTTCTCGAATCGGTGAAACAGTACCGAAACTATGTCAAAACTCAGGAGAGCCGATGAGTTCCTGTCACCTCTGCGGCAATACAGGCATGGCCGTCGTCCCTCATCGAAGTTGCGTGAAGGGCGGGGAATGGCTTCCCCATCACCTCAACGTCAAAGGCGACCCGGTGTGGTACACCGAACACGTCACCTGTTCGTGTGAGAAGGGCAAGAAGCTTCACGAATTCTTGAAAGACAAGGCCGGGCTCAACGACCGAAAGCGCCCCTGTTCCCTCGAAACGTACAAGGAATTCTGTCTACCGAATCCGCATGAACATGTGGCCGAGGTGGATTACCGGCAACGGCTCAACCGTGGAACGCTCATCCCAGGAAATAGCATGTTCGACCGCAAGGACGTTGAGAAGGCATCGGCGGGAATGGATGTACCGTCGTGAGAAATCCAGCACGCCGCATACGCCTTAGCCCGACCCTCCTGAAGCTAAAGGACGAACTGTACGCGAAGATTCCAGCAATCGACTGCATGGGCCTCTGCTCGGCGTCTTGTGGCAGCGTCCCGATGACAGAATTCGAATGGGATCGTATGGTCGTGGCTCACGGCAAGATTCCCTTGGCGACGGTCGGGACGGGTGACTGTCCTTTTCTAAACGCCGAAAAGAAATGCGAACACCACGACGTTCGGCCTGGGCTATGCCGGCTCTGGGGAGTGGTTCAAGCGCCGCCGATGGAATGCCCGCACGGCTGTCGGCCGAAACGGTACCTGAGCGACGATGAAGCGTTCTGGATCATGAAGGAACTAGACCGAATCGGCGGCGGGATCACTGTCAAACAGCTTGAATTGATTCAGTAGAAGCCCAATCGCACAAAAAAACGACGGAATTATGCGTCGTTTTATGCGTAGCACTTTTCCCTAGAAAATTATTCCAAATCCCATTTTCTTGCCAGCTTTGGCATGAATCTTCTCTTTTGGCGTTTCCCACTCGGATTCTAACGACCGGTAAGTTTCTTCTCGACGGACCAACACCCGTGGAGAACGAACCATGCCGATGGAACCCCTTACTGCTCCGGTCCCGGCTTCGCCGCCGATCGGCTCGACTGCGCCGGCTGCAAACCCTTCGCAGCCGGTAGCGGCTCCGGCGACCGCGCCAGCCCCGGCGAACGTACCCGCACCCGTTCAACAGGTCTCCGGCGTTGGTCCGTCGGGGACGCCGGGGCCCGCGGCTCCGGTCGCGGCCCCGGCAGGAACACCCGACATCGCGGCCCAACTGGCAGCGATAACCGCCGAGAAGAATCGGCTCGAAGCCGAAGTCTCTCGTCTCGGGCCATACGCTCAGGCCGGCTACAAAGCCTCGCTCGCTCAACCGGCACCCGCGGTGGCACCCGCGGCCGCGCCGGCAAAGGTGAATGCCCTCGGTGTCCCCGAGTTGGACCCGAACATTGCGTTCTGGGTTGCCGAGGACGCCCAAGGCAATCTGGTCGAACGGCCTGGCTCGCCTCCGGGAATGTTGGCCGCGTACCAACAGCACCAACGGTCTTACGGTCAGTTCCTCAAGAAGTTCGCCAGCGACCCCGCGGCGGCCCTGGCCCCGCTCCTCGCCACGATCAAAGCCGAAGCGGCCAAGGAAGCCCGCGAAAGTGTCATGACCGAAGCCCAACGGGCGGCGCAGGGTCGATCGGCCGATCAGATCATCCAACAAAACTCGAATTGGGCCTTCGAAAAGGACGCGGCCGGCAATCCGGTTGTGGTCGTGGATCACCTGACGGGCCAGCAGAATTACAAGTACACCGAGGGCGGTCAGCTTTGGGTCGGACACGTCCAGACCCTTCAGAAAGCGGGCCTCACCGATCCGGCGACGATCGACAAGTACGCTCAAGCGATGACGTTCTTCGACACTTACCGCGCGGCCAACCCGCCGGGAGCGCCGGCGGCAGCGCCTGGGACCGCGCCCGCGGCACCGGCAGCGCCAGCCGCGCCGACGAATGCCAGTTTGAAGGATGCGTTCCTGAATCGCATCCCGGGCCAGAACCCGAGTGGAATCCCCGCTCCTCCAGGATCATCGGCCGTGCCGCAATCGCGGAAGCTGAGCCTGTCGGAGCAAATGATGCAAGACCTGGCGAAAGCCGGTTACGACGGGGTAACGAAACTGCCGATGGGTCAGACCCAAGCGGCTTGAGTTGTGGCGGAAGCCGACGAACGAACCTGAAACCTTTGACCGAGGTAGATCATGGCCGCACCGTGGGAAGGCGTAGTCCAGACGACCATCGCCAATTACATGCGGGACGTGTCCGACAACACGATCCGCATGCAACAGTTCCTCTCCATGCTTCAGGCAAAGGGGAACATCAAATACAACATGGGCGGCACTCGGTTTGAGTGGAAGACGCAGTACAAGCAAAAGCAGATGCAGACGTACACGGACGGCCAAACGCCGACGTTCGACCGCATCAATCGTTATCAGTCTCCGACTCTGCCGTGGCGGGCATATCAGTTGCCTGAGTCGGTGACGAAGATCGAAACCCTGGCCAACCAAGCCCCGCAAGCCATCGTCAGCCTCATGACCGGCAAGGTCGAGTTGATGACGAAGGAAATGCGGCAACAGTTCGGGTCACAGTTCTACGTTGACGGGAACGCGGCCGGCAACACGGACAAGATTCACGGTCTCGAATCGTTCCTGTCGATTTCCGGTGCGGCCACGAACGGCTACGTCGGAACGACGAACGACTCGTACGCCGGCCTGACCACCGGCCTCGGCGACTACGGCGGGTCATGGTCTCAGAAGTCCGGCGCTACGACCTGGCCGATCGGCTCGGGCGACGTGCAGTACGACTTCTGGTCTCCCATTGTCGCCTTGTACGACAACACGGCTTTCGGTGCGGGTGCAACCTGGGCAACCGTCTGCGAAGAAGTCTTGTCGTTCGTCATCGTCCACACGCACCGGAACGGCGGCCGGCAAGGGATGCTGGATGCGTTCTTCCTGGACCGCGAGTTGTACCGTCAGTTCATGTCCTTCCAGCGGAGCCGTCAGCGCATCGAAATCTCCCGAGGTGTCGCCACCACGGGTCAGGCCGGAACGCTCGACAGCATGGCCGGCGGAACGCTGACCTCGCTCGGCTTCCCGGGTGTGCTGTACCACGACGGCGTTGAAGTGACGCAAGAGTTCGACGTCGTTGTGAATCGTGGGTACGCCCTGAACTTCGACGAAATGGAAATGTTGTGCCAAGACGACATGCTCTTCAAAGGCGAAGGGCCCGTCTGGTCGACCCCGCACCAAGCGTACCTGTTCTTCCTCGGGTTCTACGGGAACGTGCGGATCAATCCGCGGGCCCAAGGAAGCGTTCGCCCGACTGCCGGTACATGATCCGGCCCTTAGTACACAAAAAAGCGCGTGGCGGTTCGGTCCCTTAAAACCTCGGTTGGAGATAGCGTCATGGGGCAGGCTACCAGTAACACCCCGCCGATCGGACGCGGGGAATTTAACCCGCTCCCGTCCGGGGTTTCGACCACGGATGAGTTCGGCGTAGACATTCTGGGCTCCGAGTGGGAGTTCGATGATCTCGACTGGACGAACGCGACTCCGGGGCCGAAGCCGGTTCGCACCGGTCAAAAGGTCCGGGTTCGCCTGGTGCGGAATGATAGCAACGCGGCCATTCTGCCGTGCCAGTGCGTTGCAATCAGCCCGACCAACCCGGGAAGCGCGACCGCTCTATCGTCCTCGGTATCGCTTGAAGCGTACCCGGCCGACGAGTTCCTTCCGGCGGCTGGCGTTCCGGTAAGTGGGCTCTTCTGGGTCGTCGTCCGAGGGACGGCCAAGATGATCTGGGCCGCAACGGTGACGGCCAACGTCACGGCCGGCGACTTCATCAATCCTTCGGCGGTCACGAACGGTGCGATCGACATCGTGAACACCTTCACGGCCAACAAGGCGTTGTTCGAAGCCATCAAGGGCGCTCGGTTCAAGGCCACGGTGGACGGCGTTGCCGCGACCATCCAGGGAACCAAAGCCCTGCTCGAAGTGTTCCCGTAACCCGTAGTCCAGGTGTCTGCACCGTACGTCCCGAACATGTGAGGCTGAGCCGTGGACTATCAAGTAGTGAACATTCCCTGGGGCTCGAAGAGTAACATTCTTCGCGTCAAGATCAGGGATTTGTCCGACAACAACGGCAACGGTAAGACCGGGCTGTTGTTCTCTTCGACCGGGCTCATCATCGGCACGGCCTGTGACAACGAAGCCACCTCGACGGCCTATACCGCGGCCGGGTCGACGACACAAACGGTTGCCACTCTCGGAACGTACGCGGCACCCGCGGCAACCAAGGCATCGTTCAAGGAGTTCGACGCGACCAATCATCCGGGAACGTACGAACTCCAACTGGCCGACGCCCGGTTCGCCGTGGCGGGGGCCAAGCGGTTACAGATTTCGCTCCTCGGCGTTTCCGACATGGAGCAAACCGACGTTCTGGTGAACCTCATCGGCTCGCCCGATTTGCTTCTTCAGACCACGATCGCCACCCTGGCGGATCAGTATCACTTCACCCTGTCTGCCGGGTCGAGTGACGACAACGCTTACAACGGGATGTGGGCGATTGTGACGGCCGCGGGAAGTAACGTCCAAAAGGCCATCTTCCCGGTCTTCGATTACGTTGGCTCGACGAAGGGAGTGGTCGGCAGCACGGCGAACGTGCCGGCCTACACGATCGCTGTTGGCGACACGGTTCAAATTGTCGTCGGCGGCGGCTTGATCGGCCGAACGGTGACTGGTACCTCGGCGTCAACCGGGCCCTTCACGGCCACCTTTGAGAACTAGTCTTTGGTCGTACAGGAACTTCGCCCGTCCAGTTTGGGCGGGCGTTTTTTTTCAGCGGGGCCAGACATGACCGGTCGTACCGTACTCCTGAACGCCCCGATCACGACCACGGCCACGCCGTACACGGCCGGGGATTCGATCGGCGGCCTCATTCTGCAAACTCCCGGCCAGCTTGTCGGTACGGGCAATATCGAATCGCTTCTGGTTGTCGATGCCTCGAACCAGGGTGCCGCGTTCAACATTCTGCTCTTCAAGTCCAGGCCGACGGGGACGTACACGGACAACGCGCCAATTTCGATCGCGGCCGGTGACAACCCGCTCATCGTTGGTGTTATTGGCATCGCAGCCGCCGACTATGTAACGATCGGCTCCGAAAAAATGGTCGACGTGCCGATTATGACCTCGGTGGATTGGAACATGCCGCGGACTGTAGATGCCGAACCTTACCCCACTCTTTTCATGGTCATTGTCGCAGTAGGTACTCCGCAGTACGGCGCGAACTCGACCAGTCTGTTCGTCACGCTCGGGCTCGACGCCGACCGGGCGATGTAGTCAATCGCCAAGGGCATCAGAATGGCAACCGGTCTACTACCTGGAAGGCTTTCAACCGGGGCCTTACCCGGCCGCTATGCCGCGGGTGCGCTTCCGGGCCGTTACTCCAGCCTCGGCTTACCCGGTCGACTCCCGACGATTGCCCCGCCGACGGTCTCCTCGGCCACGGTGGCGGCAAACGGCGTCACGATTACGGTCGTCTTCTCCGAGGCGGTGACCGGCTCGACGGGATTCTCAGTCGCGGTGCCGAACCTCCTGGCCATGACGTACGTTTCGGGTACCGGGACAAACACGTTCGTCTTCACCTCGGCCCTTCCCGTCCTGGCCGTCGACACTCCGAAGTTGACGTACTCCGAGGGCGATTTCATCGACGGATCCGGCAGCGGGCTCGGCGGCCTGTCCGGCTTTGCGATGACGAACAACTCGACTCAGGTTTCGACGCCGCACACAACGACGGTGACCACGGCCGGGGCCGGAACCTTCACGGCACCGACGAACCTTGCGGGCACACTTCAGCTTGAGGGGTACGGCGGGGGCGAAAAATCGCTTCCAGGTGATTCGCTTCAGTCTCAACCTGGTGGGGGAGGCGGTGCCTATTCCAAGGTAAACGCCTTCGCAGCCATACCCGGAACCGTTTACAACTACGTCGTTGCGGCCGGCGGCACGGCAAGTGCGGGTCAGGCAGGGGGCAACACGACTTTCAACGTGACAACAATGGTGGCAGTTGGCGGCCACGACTCATTCGGCGGGTCGGCTAGTGACTGCACCGGGGACGTTACACACTCCGGCGGCGACGGAGGTGCCAGTCGAAGTCTTACCGGAGGTGGGGGAGGTTCCAGTGCCTCTTCGGCCGCGGACGGCGGGGCCGGCGCTCAGGGAAACGGAACGAACATCGGCGGCCTCGGCGGCACGGTGTCGGGTGGCGGAAGCGGCGGGGCCGGCGGCAACGGGACGGGAAACGGCGTGGCGGGATCGGCTCCAGGTGGCGGCGGTGGAGGGGCAAGCAAGACGATTGCCTTTACCGGGGGTAACGGCGGTGACGGCAAACTAATCGTCACCTACGCCACCCGAACTTGAGAACAATGGCTTGGGCCCCATTGGGGGAAGGCGACCTGGCCGGACTGGATTCTGTCGATCTGATATTCGTCCTTGAGGAGTCAACCGATATGCCGGGAACGATTTCCAAAGAAGTGGTTCAGGCCCTCATCGAAAATCCGCTTCCGGTCATTCCGGTAAAACCCGTTGAGGTGACGCCCGCGCCGCACTCGGATCCTTACCGTACGGTCCCCGAACCGGGAAGTGAGGGTACGGGCTTTCTCAAGCCGATGTTTGTGAAGGCCGTCGACTCGGTGAAAACATGGTCCCCTACCTGGTGGTTCGAAAAGGGAGGTATACCGGGTGCGATGTGCGGGCTATGTCTCCTTCTCTTCTACGCCCTCTCGGGCGCTCAGAAAGAAGGCCAGAAAGCTCTCATCGAAGGATTCCAAACCTCGGAAAAGAATCGTTCGGCCGAGAACCACGAATTGATTCGGGGAATCCTCCAGCAACAGGCAGCCATGACACAAGAAATGCACCAGGTTGCCAAGCTGCTGGAAAAACTCGACATCAAGCTTGAAAAGCTCAGCTTGCCAAAACAGGAACTACATTAAACTCACGTCATTGACAGTCACGTCGGTTTATTGACTTCAATCCTTCGCAAACTACGTTCACCCTGTCACCCTGGCCGTGCTCTGGCACGGACGGGGCCGGGCCGGTCGGGGTGACGAACAACCCGTCCTTGAACCGTCCGAGTAGGTGAACGCATGGCGAATCCGAATGTGATTGAACGCGACATCCCCGGGGTGGGGAAGGTGATGTTGGTGGACCGGGAAAAGCTACGACGACGAACCGATCGACGCTTCTTCCGCAAGATGGCGGCCAAGCATCCGACGGTTGGTGAACCGGTAATGCCGGTGGTGACCGACGTTTCGAATGGCGAAAAGATCAAGTACCCAATCCTCGGCAACGGCCGCGTCGGGGATTGCTACTATGCGGCCGCGTTGCACATGGTTCAATCGTTCTTGGGCCAGTACGGGGCCGAACCGAACTGGAACGAGAACGACGTCATCGCCCGCTACGAAGTCCTTTCCGGCGGTGACAACGGGCTGTCGGACGACGACATTTACCCGGAATGGATCAAGGGTATCCTCGGGCCGAATGGTCCTAACAAGATCGTCGATTCGTTGCTGATTTCCCCGACCGATACGGCAACCATCAAAATTGCCATCTGGAGGTTCACGGGGGTCCTACTGACGATTTCGCTGTCGGACAACTTCGACAACAACGCTTCTCCAGGTGCAACCTGGGATCAGCCGTCCGGCAACTTTGTCGGCGGCCACGCTATCATCCTGACCGGTGCGAACGCGAAAGGTGGGTTCGACCTTCGGACCTGGGGGATCAGCCCGCCAATCAATATCACCCCTCGCGGGATCGCGGGTAGCGACCCGGAAATTATCGTTGTCTTCAGCCCGGAACAGTACAACCCGGAAACTCGGCTTTCCGCGGCCGGGTTCACCTGGGAAGAGGACCGTCAGCTTTGGATTCAGTACGGCGGGAAGGACGTCGGGCCGGCTCCGTGGGGCCCTCCTCCCCCTCCTCCGATTGTTCCGCCGGTCGTGCCACCCGTGGTGCCGCCAATCGTTCCGCCGGTAGTGCCTCCGATCGTACCTCCGGTGGTTCCTCCGTCACCCCCGCCGGCACCCATTAACTTCCCGGTGAGTGACATCGTGGGTTCGGTGGCTATCCCGGGGCCCTTCGGTGTCGTTCATCAATGCCCGATCGTCGCAGTGGCGACACCTCGGCCGATGCACCGAAGCCCGGCCGGTTGGAGTTGGCCACCGATCGGGGGAGAAGACTGGATTCCTCCGCTCGTCCAGCCGTGGGAAGTTGGGGATTGGCAAAACACCCCGAATAAGGGGAAGAAAATGGGGGCAAACTGGTCGAAAGTACCGGCTGACCTCATGAAGCTGTACCAGGATTTCCCGCAAGTCTGGCCTGATGTGGTTCAGCTTTTAACGGACATGGGTGTCCCGATCCCGAACCTGGGATAGAATCTTGCCCGAGAGCGATAGGACGGCCGGGGTGGCTCGTTGCCACCCCGGCATTTTTTGAACACTGGAGAACGCTATGAAATTCGCACGTTTCGCCCTGGCCCTTGTAGTGGCCTCGATTTCGGTCAGCCTGTCGAACGCCCAAGGTCCCATTCGCAAGTTCCTGCACGGTGGAACCCCGGTACGTGACCTGTTCTCCGGGGCAAGCTCTTGCGGCTCGTCCGCGATGGGCTCATGTGCAAGCGGAATGTCTTCCGGCTCATGTAGTTCGGCAACAAGCTTTGGAGCGTGCGGCACGGCCGCGACGACTGCTCCGACCCTGGCGACCGGGACGGTAACGACTGTCAAGGCTCCGGTCGGCTCCATCCGTTCGACCGTCGTTCACGACCTGGTGAGGCTGAAGGTAGCGGCCGAACTCAGGAAGCAAGGGAAAACGGCCGGTGAAGCTCGAACGCTCGCCGAGTCTCTATCGGATCAACTGATTGAAGGGGCCGGCTCAGCCGTCGGCGTACCTGGTGGCTTCTTTCAGCAGTTGCTTGCCGATCTGATGGCCTTTATCAATTCGCCGAACGGGCAGGCGATATTGGGAGCCCTGGTGAAGTACCTCCTGGCCCTCCTCGGTGCGGACTCGGGAATTAACCCGGTTCACAACGGGACTCAGTTCACCGTGGTCATGCCGAAGCCTCTGTACCTCGACCAACGCGAACTCATATACCAGTGGAACCACTCGCTTTCGGTATAAGAGTTGCATTGACGGTAGAACGGATCATTTACCCGAGGCCGATCATGCCAGACGGAAGACACAACTGTAATTGCGGGGGCGATTGTCACAAGTGCCTCCTCTGGCATATCATCGACCAAAACAATGAAATCCTTGTCGCCCTGGAGGTGAACCCCTCCAAGCTGCAAGAACTGGCCGACAAGCTCAACAAAAAGACGGCTGCGGTCAAAGCGGCCGTTGACGCCAACCCGATCCCCCTCGGTCACCAACCCCATTCCTCGACGAAGGAGTTTTCCATGAATCCGATGGACGCCATCACCAAAGCCGTCAACGACGCAAGCGCCGGTGACGACTCGATTATCGCCCTCTGTACCGGCCTCTCGGCCTACATTGCGGCGCACAAGACCGACCCGGCCGCCCTCCAGGCGCTGGCCGACAGCCTGAATAGCAAGACGGCCGCCGTTGTAGCCGCAATCGCAGCGAACCCAATTCCGGCGACTGCCAAGAAATAACCTTGTCACGTTAAGACGTGGAACAACCCGCCCCTTGTGAACCAAGGGGCGGTTTCGTTTAATCCGATCATGCCACCCAAAGCACAAAGCCCAAAGAAAGTTCTCGTCGGAGACGACACCGAGAACCTGAAGACGCTGCTCTCCCAAGTCATTGAAGAAATCGGCGGCCCGCAAGCCCTGGCCGTCCATATCGCTAAGCACCTCAAAGACCCGAACTCTAATCCTTACCTCCAGACGCGGGCTTTTCAGACACTCATCAAGATCATGACGAGTGTAGATTCGAACCGGATCGACGGCCTGGTGGACGTGCCGCTCTCGGATGAAGAGTTAGAAGAGGTGATTGTGAAGGATACCGTCCGGTTCATGGTGTGGATTCCTACCGACATGTACGACGCCCTCCTTCTTCGAATCAGCGAACAACGGGCCCTGTATGCCATGCGGGAAGAGAAAGCTCGGCTCGCCAAGGAGAACGCTGACCGACCGGTGGGGCAAGGCATTGCAGGTGTCACCAAGAGTGAGGCGACGTGAAAGACTACCTCTCAGCCTTCGATGTCGACCTCTCGCGGCCGTTCACCTCTCAGGACCGCAAGAAGTTCATTCAGAACTACGCCGAGTATCAAGCTCGCCGCACCGAGGCGTTGAAGCTCTACGAACCGATGCCGATTCAAAAGGCATTCCATCAATCGCGGACCTACCTCCGGCTTTACATTGGCGGGAATCGATCGGGTAAGTCAGTCGGTACCGCGGTCGAATTCGCACGGGCCGTCCAGGGCCTCGACCCGTTCAACAAGTATGCGAAAACGAATGGCAAAATCTATGTGGTCGGGAAGAGCCTGAAACATTGTGCCGACACGATTTACCCGATGCTGTTCCGGCCGGGTGCCTTCAAGATCATTCAGGACGAACTCACGGGGAACTGGCGGACCTACCGGCCGTGGGATCCTCTCGATCGACTCCGCAAGGACGACGCCATTTTAGCGCCGCCCCTCATCCCGGAAAGAATGATAGACGGTTCGATCGGCTGGAAGTCAAAGGCGAAGCGGGAAATCGATACGATCCGGTTCACGACCGGTTGGGAAGCCCTGTTCTTCTCGGCCGAGGGACAACACCCGCAAGGTGGCAAAGCCGACCTGGTTTGGTTCGACGAAGAAATTCCGGCCTCCAAGCGGGACGGCCCCTGGTTCCCGGAAATGTCCGCCCGGCTCATCGACAAGGGCGGGGTGCTCATGTGGTCGGCGGCCCCGCAGAAGGGGTACGACGAACTCTACGAACTCTATCAACGCGGGTTGAAGCAACAGGATCAGTACCGCATGGACCCGGCGAAGTATCCCAAGCCGGACATCGACATCTTCCACACTCAGCAAGAAGACAACCTTTACCTCGGGGCCGCGGAGCGGGCCCGGTTCATCCAGAACCTTTCGGCCGAGGAAGCTCTGGTACGCTCGAAGGGGCATTTCACGGTCTCGGCCCGTCTCGTCTATCCCGAGTTCTCGCTCCAGGTCCACGGGTACCCACTCGAAACTGAGATACCGGCCAACTGGACGATCTACATGTACGTCGACCCGGGCCACGCCATTTGTGCGTGCCTGTTCGCCGCCTGTCCGCCGCTTGAGGAATGCCCGGATGAAGAGCCGATGGCTCTTGCGTACGACGAAATCTACATACCCCAAGCGAACGCGGCGTTGTTTGCCCAGGCAGTAAAGGAAAAGCTGAACGACCGGAAAGCGGAAGCTTTTATTATCGACATGCACGGGGCGAACCCGCACGAAGCCGGATCGGGATTGTCGATCTACGAACAGTACGAAGAGGCGTTGAAGGCACTCGGGGTGTCGAGTCGCACGACGGGGTACGGGTTCCTGGCGGGTAATGACAAGATCATGGCCGGGATTACGAAGGTCCACTCCTGGATGATGGTGAGGCAACAAGAGAAGAAAAAGGGGATCGAAATCCCTCCACACTTCCGCGTCCGCACGAACAAGGACCGAACGGTGTCGACCGTGCCGAACCTGGTGTGGGAACTCAACCGCTATCCGAAGCAGCGGGTTGCCGGTATTGTGACCGACAAGCCGAACGACCGGGGGCCGACCCACCTCTGCCAATGCGTTCGCTACATGGCGATGCACGGGCCTGAGTATGTGGAGGTAGCGATGCGGGATCACGCCTACCGTCGGATGACCCGGTTTTTCGACCAACTCAAGGCCGATCAGCGCCGCGGAACGTCTTCCGGGGTTAGCTTTGGCCGGGCACGCGAAGGGGTTTAACGTGGCAAAGTTTCAGAAGTCGACACCGGTTGAAGATAAGGAAGACGAAAAGTACACGCCCGAGGAGGGGGACATCATTTGGACCCGGCACGGGGAAAGCCTCGCCGCGGATCCGACCCCGGCTATGGTGACACGGGTATGTCAGAATCGACGCCTTTGCGTGAATTTGCTCGGGAAAGATCAAGGCGTCCTCATCCCATTCGACGACGTAATCCCTGGCGACGACGAGAAGTGGAAGGGCAAGTTGCCGCACAATCACCGGTGGTACCCGACACCGAAGACGTTGGAGTTCTTGGCGATGCGGCAAGACCTCGCCATACTGAAGCGATATGTTGAGGAACTGATTACCTCGCCGAAGAACACGATCGGGACCGGGGCCGAGACCAAGCCCTAAGAAGGAGTCGCCAGTGACCGACGATACTCCCTTCCAGGGCCTTGTAACGATCTGGCTTCAGAAGATTGCATTAGCCTGGGAAAAGAAGAACAAGCGGTTCGGTAAGGAAGCTCGGGAAGGGAGATTCTTCTATCAGGGCCCGTACGACGACATGTATACGGGTACGATCGGCGGTCTGCCCACAAATTTTCAGGTCAACGTCGGCAACGGGAACCAGGCCGGGCAGGTCGTCAGTCCGCCGATGTTCCGAATGACGATCAACAAGGTGGCCGAACTCGTTCAACTCTTCGGGCCAAACCTGTACTACAAAAATCCCAACCGCAAGGTGACTGCCAGAACTCAGGTTGCGACCACTACGGACCTCCTCGGCGCGACGATGCAGGCGTACCCGCAGTACCAAGACTTGCTTCAACAACTCCTTCAGCTTTCGGTCCAGCAGAACGGCCTGGACAAAACAACGTCTATCCTGGTCGAAGCCCTTCTAAACTCGACGCCCGAACCGATGAACCTGAAGGTCGATAGCCGCCGGGCAATCGACGAAGCCCTCATTACCGGGCTCGGCCTGATGTGGACGACGGTTTACACCCCGCCTGGCTCGAACACAAAGGTCGTGAGGAGCGTTTATGACACGGAAGAAAATCTCATCATCGACCCGGACGCAACTTCCTGGGAAACGGCTCAGTGGATCGCCCGTCGTTGGTTCCAGCCAACGTGGATGGCGGAACGTAAATTCGGATTGGACCCTGGCACACTCCGTTCAAATATCTCTTCGAACAATGGCCAAGCTGAAATCTCGGGAATGGGGTACGACGGTGAACTTCTACGGTCTGGGGGACGGACCTGCGATATGGTTTTGTACTACGAAGTCTGGAGTAAGACTGGCCTCGGCTCCAGGCTCAAAGGGGCGCGAGACGACTTCACCAACGCGGCCACGGAAAACATTGCCGGTGACTACGCCTACCTCGTCGTCTGTCAGGGCAACAACTTCCCGCTCAACGCGCCGCCGAAGTTAATGCAGCAAGAGAGTAATCCTCAAACGATGGACGCGGTGAAGAAAGCGTTCATGTGGGAGACTCCCTACTACACCGATGCCGAGGGCGGCGGCTGGCCGTGTGTCCCGCTCTGGTTCCATGAGATTCCGAACGACCCCTGGCCGGCAAGCCATATCTCGTTCGGAATGGGGGAACTGAAGTTTATAAATTGGGTTTGCTCCTGGCTCATCGGGAAGATTCGAACGACGTGCCGAGACTTCATCGTCGTCAAGAAGGCGCTCGCGGACGAGTTCAAACAGGTCATGGCGACAGGCGAAGACCTGAGCCTATTGCAACTCACTCAGGATTACCCGAGTGTCCGGGATGCTGTCGAATTCCTCCAGCACCCGCAAATGAACAGTGATATTTTCGAAATCCTCAACATAATTGAGGCGAAGTTTGACCAACGTACCGGGCTCAACGAACTCATGTACGGGGCCTCTCAGCACCAGTACCGATCGGCGGCCGAGGCGGAAATCAAAAAGGAGAACTCTCAGATTCGCCCCGACGACATGGCGAACCGTGTCGAGAACTGGCAGAGCACACTGGCCCGGCGGGAAGCTTTCACCTGGAGGTGGCACGCGGTAGCACAAGACGTCGTTCCGTTCCTCGGCAAGCCCGGGGCCGCCTTGTGGCACCTGCTGATTGAGAACCAGGATCCGGCCGGCATCTTGTACGACTTGCAGTACCGGATCGAAGCCGGCTCGATCCGCAAGCCGAACCGCTCCAGGGACGCGGAGAACGCCTCGGCCATCCTCCAGAACCTCTTGCCGATTTACATTCAGTACATGCAGGGTACGGGTAATGTGGACCCGATTAACAAGGCTCTCACCATCTGGGCGAAGAGCATGGACATCGACCCCCAGACGGTCATCCTTCCTCCGATCCAACCGCCTCCCCCTCCGCAGGTCGGGCCCGGCGGACCTCCGGGGCCTGGTGGACCGCAACCCGCGGTCGGCGGCCCTCCTCCTCAACGCGCCATAGCCGCATAGGTAACCATGCCGCTCTATCAGTACGAATGCACGAACCTGGAGTGTCGGGCCGCGTTCGACGCGATGAACCCGATGCGCCTTGCCGCAAGCCCGAAGTCTTGCCCTCGGTGCGATTCGATAGCCGAGCGTGTCTATGCCCCGTGCAATATCGAAACGGACGCAACCGTTTACAGCACCAAACGAACGGACGGACACCAGTTCTCATCGGAAGCGATGCGGAACTTCTACCTCGGCAAAGCAAGGGCCGCGGGGATCAACCCGACCGGGAAGACATACGACTATCAACTCGCCAATTACCCGGGCGACCCCCGCGCGTGGATCGGCTCCGACTCCGACCTCCGGCAAGTCCTGGAGGAACGCGGGTGGGGTTCGAAGGGCAAGGTCAAGGTCGGAGCGAAGCACGACGGACCTGGTGAGCGGCCGAAGGGCGGATTGTCCGAGAAGAACGTCCGGCAACTCGTTCACGAAAGAATGGTCGTGGACCCGGGCCAGAAGCTCAGCCGAGTGGTTGAGGATGTAGTGAACGATCACGCGCCCCGAGGCGCGAAGCGGATCATCAAGACGCCGAAGAAACGAACCAAAAAGTAGGAGTAAACCGGTGGCAAGCCCGTACATGGTCTATCAGGATTTAGCTCAGGCCGTCATTCAGTACGCCGGAGCAAACCCAACGACACAAGCCGTGCAACAGGCACGGCGGGCGGCCTCCGTCGCGTACCTCAATATCGTGGCTGAGCACAACTGGACCTTTTACAAACGAATGTTCTCCGTGCCGACGACACCGGTTCAAATCGACGGCACGATCGAATACCTGCAAACCACGGGTGCGGTTCCTCGACAACTCACGATTACCGGGAACATCTGGCCCTCCTGGTCCGTCTATGGCTATTTGGTCCTTAACCAGTCCGTCTATCAGGTGACCAAGCTGGTAAGCCCTACAGTGCTTCAACTCGACGTGAACAACAACCCGGGCTCGGACATCGTAGCTGGAACGCCCTACCAACTCTTCCGGGATACCTACCCACTCCCGAACGACTTCACGAAAGCGTTTTCGGCCGTCACTCAGCCCGGGGGGATCGTCCTGAAGTGGGTACCGATCGCAACTTGGGCTTACGGGCGTGACTACTTGCTCGCGGCCGGTCGGCCGATTCAATTCACGATTACCGGCGACGTGAATGTTCCTCAGCGGCAAGCAGTAAGATTTTGGCCGGCTTCCGACACGACTTATAGCGTTCTCTTCACCTACGAAGCGAATATCATCCCGCCGAAGTACCTCCAGGTGTCCGACGGCCTGGCCTCGACGACGGCCGGCTCGGCGACGGTCACCGGCTCGGGAACGAATTGGGAAACGGCTATGGCCGGCACGGTGATTCGTTTCAGCCGGAACGCGACGACTTACCCCACCGGTACCGAAGGGGAGAACCCGGCCTTCGCAGAGTACATTGTCGATTCGGTTCAATCTCCGACGTCGCTCACCCTCCAGGAAAACGCGACCGACACGCAGACCTCGGTGAAGTCTTCAATCTCTTCGCTCCTGGACATCGATTGGTACACCCACCGGGATTACCTCTTCAAAGAGGCGTACCGGCAGTACCGGAACATGGCCCGAGTCGCGGCCGTTTCCGGGGAAATGATGGATTGGCAACGCGCCCTCACCTCGGCCCGACAACTCGATTCGAAGTACGAAGGGTGGCAGGGATCCTCGCCCTGGCGGCCCGTTCTCAGCTTTTACGATGTGAGTCCGATCAATCTGCAATAGAATCGCGGCATGGCTCCTCAACCTAAGAACGCGGCGGCCATTCAAGATTGGCCGGGCATCTACTCGAACTCCGGCCCGTCGAACGCCGGTCGGCCGCCTGGCACGGCCGAGGTGCAGGAGAATCTTCAGTCCACCAGGCCGGGTGAACTCTCGACACGACCCGGATTCAATTTCGTAAAGTTCGACGGAGAATAGGGTGAACAACTTCCTCGGATTTCTCCCGGTCTCCGTGGGCTGCACCTTTGCCCTCGGGCTTGTCAACTATGCGAGCGGGGCTCCAGCCAACCCCGACGCGAACCCGGTTTATCGAATCTACGGACAGACGGGCCTTGTCGCGGCCGGTAACGGTTCGCTGACGCCGTTCGAAAGCGGAACGATAACAGCGGCCTCGAACGCGAACCCGATCGTTCTCACGACCGGTGCGGTTAACAGCCTGACCTCGGGTACGGCGGTTCGGATCGCGTCCGTCGGCGGCAACACGAACGCGAACGGGCTAAACGTCGTCACCGTCTTGACGACTCAAACCTTCTCGATTCCCGTCGCGGGGAACGCCCCGTACACGTCGGGCGGGACGTGGAAGACGGCCGGGCTGTACCTGCTCGACCTCACCGTGGTAACCGTTCCGAGTCTGGTGAGCGCCTTTGAGGAAGGCCTGAACTACGCGGTCGACGTGAATTGGACGGAATCAACTGTCCCGAAGATCGCAACCTTTCAATTCGCCGTGGGGTGAACGTGTCCTGGCTCGGCAGATTCCAACAAGGCGTAGAAGTCCCGATCAGTGTCACAACGACGCTGGCGGACGGTACACCGGCCTGGCCGCTCTCCCCCCCATCGCTCGAAGTTTGGAAAGACGTCTCTCCGCTCGTTCTTGTTCAAACCCTCTTGCTCCCCTCCTTCCTTCCCGGCGGGACGGTGGGCAAGTTTCGATACGGTCTCTTCCTGGGGCCGCTCTACTCGAACGTCTGCCGCTATCACGTTTTCATCCGGTGGCAGGACACTAATTCGGTTCCCCTCCAGGTCGTCTCCTCGTTCGAACTCCTGGCCGGCGGCTCGCCGCGGGGTTCGATCATCGCTATGACGGATGTAACCCGGCCGGACGCCCGCTATCTTTTAACCAGCACGGACGCCGGAACTCTTTACCGACGCACGAACCCGAGGTAGTGATGCGACCGATCAACTGGCTGGCCGGCGTGCTGAGTACGTTCGATCGGGACGTGTTGAAGTTCCTTCATCGCAAGGGGACGGACAAGCTCCAGGTCGGCGGTCAAATGGAGTGGTGGACGCCGGACCGGTTCGGCGGCCGGAAGCGGGTTCAAACCTTCCGCAACACTCGAACCATCGTCGGAGCGAACGCGGCGCTGGAGACGGTATTCCGCAGCGGTGGCCAAACCGCAACCTGGTATATCGGCCTCGTCGACAACACGGCGTTCAGCGGATTCTCCGTCAATGACACGATGGCGAGTCATGCGGGCTGGACGGAGTTCACTTCCTACTCGGGCGGCAACCGGGCGACGTGGGGGCCCGCGGCAGCGGCGGCCGGTAGCATCACCAACACGACCAACTTCACCTTTGCGATAACCGGAAACGGTACCCTGGCCGGCGGATTCGTTTCCAGTGTCCAAGCGGTGTCACCGGGCAATACCGGCATCCTCTGGGCGACGGCTCTTCAAAATCGATCCGTCACGATCGGCTCGACCCTCAACGGCAATTACACCTACACGCTGACCCCGGGTAGCTAGTGAACAGTTCCGATCCGGGACCGAAGGGCTACTTCCGGTGGTCCGGCTTCGGGCCGGACGGTCGGCTACTTTGGCGTGAAACGATCGCTAACGGCTGGACGACGGAAGGCGAGAACGCATTTCTTTCGTACGTCTTCAACTCGGCAATCCTGACGACGCCCTTCATGGGGCTTATCGCCGGCTCGGGCTTCTCGGCAGTCTCGGTGAACGACACCTACGCGGGGCCGCCGGCCGGGTGGGCGGAATGGACGGCCTACTCAGGGAATCGGCCGCCCTGGAACGCGGCTCCGGCGACGGGCGGCGGGATGGCGACGACGATCGATTCAACCTGGGTGATGTCAGCGGCCGGCACTCTCCGAGGTGTTTTCCTTGCGACGGTGGCGACCAAAACCTTTGCACCTGGCCCGGTTCTTTTCTGCACGGCAGTTGCCCCGGCGAACCAACCCGTTAGCATTGGCACTGTCGTCGTGGCGAATTACACGGTGCGTCTGCGAACAAGGAGTTAGTCATGCCTTCAGTTGAACTCTGGCAGGCAGCCACCTCGCGCGGCAACGTGCTAACGACGGAACTAAACTCCCTCGCGGACGCGGCCTCCACCGTTGTCAGTTCTGCAATCGACAACTCGGTTAACCTCGACATCTTCGCGGTGGCAGTTCTTTCAGTGACGTACGGCTCCGCTCCAAACCTCGATTCGATCTGCTCGTTGTTCGCAGTCTGCGCCCCGGACGGAACGAACTACGAAAACGGAAGCAACTCCGTCCGATACCCCGAAGACTCTTTCGTCGGTGTGTTCCAGCTTTTCAACGTCACCTCGGCTCAGATTCTCGTTACCAAGCCGTTCGAACTCCGTCCGTTCAAAACGAAGTTCGCGCTCAAGAACTCGGCCGGTCAGTCGATGGCCGCCTCGGGCAACACGGTCGCACTGTTCACCTTCAATCGCACGATCGGCTAACATGGCCCGACGCCGTACCTATCCCAAGCCTTTTGTTCCGGCCAACAATCAGTGGTCTCAGGGTCTCTGTTTCTTCACGGTCCTTGACACGCCTTGGGAACCAAAGAATTTCGTTCGCCCGGGGCATGGTAGTCAGCAAGGAGTTTCCTTCTCCTCGCTCGCTCACAGCATCAACGGCACGGCCGGATACACCGGGCAGAACTTCCTTGTTGTCAGCCACGACTTTATAAATTGGGACCAGAACGCGATGCCTTCGCTTCTCGGTCCCGTTACGGTCGTCGGCCGGTGGATTCCCCAATCCGGCGCGATCGGTGCCATGTTCGGCACCTGGAACAACAACGAAGGATTCGGCTTCAACTTCATTGACGGCACGTTCGGACCGGAAGACGGGATTGAAATGATTGTCGGGCGAAGCGGCTCGAACCTGATTATTTCATCCGGGAGTCACGCGAGCTTTCGCAATATCGAAGCCACGGTCGGCGGCCGTTACAACGACGTCACGCGGACGGTGGATGTATGGCAGAACGGCGTGAAGCTGGCGACGAACACCGACACCGGTAAGGCTTGGAACTCGGTAGCGACGGTCAGTATGCAGACCGGCACCCTGGCCGGCACAAGTCAATGGTTCAACGGCGGCATCTTCTGGATAGCCGTTTTCAACCGGTGCCTATCCGATTCGGAAATGGCAGTATGGACGACGAAAGACCCGATCGACTTACTCCTCGGTAACAAACGGGTTCTCGCCCCGATACTTCCCGGGCTCGAAATAACCAACGTCGACATCGACTTCAACACGTTCGGATTCACCGGGCCGATCCTGCTCACCTTGGGCAATTCCGATTTCGTTGACGCGGCTGTCGGCGGCACTCTGAATAGCGATTCGACCGGTACGTTCGTTCTCCAGAACACGGACCTCGATACCAATCAACTCATCCTCCAGGCTCCCATTCTGATGCCCTTGGCGAATATCGACATCGACTTCAGCGCCATCGATCTGGAGAATCCCTTCGCCCTGGCCAACGTCGATACCGACCACTCTGCTTTCTCAACCTCCGTGGCGGGGTCCGCCAACGAACTCGCCGCGGGCCGCTATCGCCGGTAAAGTGGTGGGCATCGCCAGCGGAGAACACCCGTGGATAGCTTTGCCCAATCGTCGGACGGCGTTGAACTCATCGCCAACGGAATCGATCCGGTATTGAGGTGGGACGGTTATTCGACCGTGGCGACACCGGCCGGTGTGACGGCCCCGACGGCGGCGCTGACCCTGGCGGCATCCGGGGTGGGCGCGATCAACGGACAGTATTTCGGGTGGGTGCGATTCGTCGATAGTTTCGGCAACGTCTCGAACCTCTCGCCAATCTCCGCACAAGCCAACGCGATTAACGCCTCGACGTTCACATACACCAACGTCCCGGTACCGACGCAAAGCACGGTGGTACGGCGTCAGCTTATCCGCAACACGAACGGTTCGATCGGGGCGGACAATCCTCAACACCTGGCCGACGTGAACGTGGCCTACGTCGACATCGATACGACGGACCTCGGCAGTACGACGTTCACCTCGACCCGGCTCGACCCCAACTTGGCGACTCAGGAATCGGTAGACATCGACGTGGCCTCCATCATCAACGGTGTGCCGCCCGACTATAAGCCGTTCCTGGCCTGGCATCAAAACCGGATGTATTTCCTCGGCGTTGAACCCTACGTCGACGGCTCGGTGCTCGTCACCTTCGGCTCGAACCAGGTCCAGGGCTACGGTACCGAATGGAAAGCGACGTTCGTGAATCGGCTCTTCTATACTCCGAACGCTTCCCAGAGTTACACGATCGTCGCGGTCGACCTGGTGAATCAGAGACTCACGCTCGATTCGAACTACTCGGCCGCAACCGATAATTGGGCTCAGTATTCCATCAAGCCGGTTCCGGGTGAGGAGAACGCCTTCCAGTGGTCTCAGCCCAACAACGCGGAAGCTTGCAATCCCGAAGACGTTCAAACTCTGCCCGAGGACGGTGATCGTCCGACGGGCCTCATGAACTACGGCTCGTACCTGTACTTCTTCAAGACGAAGCACATGTACCGGCTCATCGTCATGGGTGACCCGGCGACCGACTCCAGGCTATTCCTCGCCTTGAACCGTGGGTCCATCAACAATCGATCCTGGGTCGTGGTCGATGAAGTCTGTTACCTCATGGATCAGGGGGGTATCTATGCCTACCGGGGCGACGATCAGGGACAGAATGTTTCGACCCCGATCAACGATATGTTCACGACCATTCCCGGTACCGGGCCAAAAATCAACTGGAATGCGAGTCGATACTTTCATTCGTGCCACTCACCGAATGAAGAGGTGGTCCGGTGGTTCGTGGCCCTGGCCAGCGACTTCCTTCCGCGTCATCAAATCGTGTACGCCTACAAGCTGGACAAGATCTGGATCGAACGCATTCCGGCTCGTACCGGTGCTTCGGTGCTTTCCAGGATCGGCCTGGTGACGGGTACGATCGCACAAGGAACCCAACAGTATTACGTCGGCTCGGCCGGCGCTCGAGTATTGGCACCCGGCGGCACGGCCCTCGACGGCAATCCGACCGGCGGCAATCCGCGGGGCCAAGCAACCTCGGCCGGCTGGCTGAGCCTGACCGACGTGAATGCGAACTTCTCGCCGGACATGGTGAACTGCCCGGTGAGTATCACGAAGGGTAAAGGGAGGGGACAGTACCGTATCATCACGGCCCAAACTCAGAACCGGCTTACACTCGATCGACCCTGGCTCTCGAAACCGGATTCAAGCTCGAAGTATTGCGTAGGGGGAGTGCCGTTCTCCTTTGCCAGCCAACGCCTCCGGTGGGCGGCGGCCGAGGCGATGAGCGCCCGAGGGGTGGAGATTGAATTCGAACCGAACAAGGCCCCGAACGAATTGCGGGTGGCTCTCGCTCCCGACTTCTCCCCTCCCCTCGCCGTGGCGTGGCCGATCGACAAGGGCATCCGGGATGACGTCACGGCCGCGGTGGGTGACAACGCACAGTACGTCGACCTCACGAAGATAGCCGGGCATACCCTCCTGCAAGCCGACTCCTACCGGGAGGGGACGGTTGACGGCTCGACGGGCCGGACGACTCGGCTTATCCTGAGCGGGGTTGCGAACGAAGAGCAAGTTCGGATCGGGAACACGATCGTTACCGGGGCCACGGGATGAGTCAACTCCTTACCAGTGACGACCTGGCCGGCATCCTCCGGGAGAAGTACGGCGGGGACGGCGGAACGCTCCGGCTCGCCGAGGTGCTGGTGGAGGTTTTCGGACGGGCCCGGCCTGATGGGGTGTCGGTCAGCGGGCCGGTGACCATTCAACAGCCGGCGGCCAACGTACCGGCCCTCCAGGTAGTCTCTTTCCCCAACGCAACGGTACCGGCATTCTCGGGCGGCGGGGGTGGCGGCGGCCTGAACCCGGGGCAGGTCACCTTCCCGACTCCCCCAGACCCGGCCGCGTTACCGATTGCGTTCTCTGTCATCCTGTACGGGATTGTGATAAGCGGTTCGGGACAGGATTATCTTGTCCAGTGTTTTGCCGGCGACCCGAACGTCTACACGGCCCTCGGCAACTTCCCGGTGAAGCAAACTCAGATTGACCCGCTCGAAACGATCGACCCGTTGACCGAGGTGTTCGTCTGGGCCCCGATCAACGCGGGGAACGTCATCGGTCAAATGCGAATGCTTTACCCCGTGTTTCTTCCATGATTAACAAGTATTCGGCTCTCCGCGGGTGCGTGGGCACGTTCGATTGCACCGTTGCCGATCGACCCTTACCCGTGGACATTCGACCGGTACCGGGGACCGTTCCGCCAGTCGGCGGCCACGGCGGCATGTTCTTTCGGTACCAGGATTCGACCGGACAGAAGTACGTCCCGCTCAAAGTCCCTCCGAAGTCTGCGCCGTACGCCACGCGACACAACCTCATCCGAAACGGCAACCAAGCCCTCCTGGGGCAAGATCCTTTCGACGTCGACAACGCGGGCGGCCCGTACTACCTCTCTCCGTCCGGGTGGGCTCAACCTTTCCGAGTTCCGCGGGTGCCGCGGTCGCTCGTCTTGCTCGGAAGCGTTCTCGTCACGAATACCGACTTTCAAACCCAACTCGCCACGATCCTCGGACCGCTCCAGGACATGAACGTCGATGTCTACACGATCCAGGGATTCGTACGTTTCTCCTCGGCGGTGCCGATGACCGACGTGAACTATGACGACGTGTTGCTCACCACCTCGGCCGGTGGGATAAGCCCGAAATTCGGTTCGATGGTACCGGTGTCGCCTTCCGATCTGACCGGGGGTGACGTCATGTACGCGGCCGTGGGCTCGGACCTCTCGGGTTACCTCAACGGCGAACTCGACGGGAATATCGACTCCAACCCGGCAAGCCCCACCTTTGGCCAAGTCCTTTGGTCGTCTCAGTCGGGTGATGACCCGGGCTACCTGTTCATCCTGAAAAACATTACGTCTCCAAACTTCAGCGAAACGATTACCATTCTCGGGACTGCGCCGTTCGGGGTGAACTACTGCCAGAACTCGCCGCAAGCCCTGGACGAAGCGAATGCCCTTATCGCGGTGTCGGCCCGGTGTCGCAAGTTTGCCTTTGACGTTTACGGCAATACGGACGACCCGGGGGTGGCGAGTGGGATACCGAAACTGACTGTGGCGGAAGCCGACCTGGCCTTCAGAAACGGTGTGCCGGGAACCTTTTACACCTACGCTTTGAGTGATTCCATTTCCCTTGCCAACGCAATCGTGGCCAACGCTCTCGCCTTCTTCTCCTGACCTCGACTGCCGTTCGTGATACACTTTCCCCAACAAGGGAGGGTGCAGGTATGGCTTTCAACAACATGAACACGGACCAGGCCGGGCAGTACGGCTACTCCGCGGGTGCGGCCCCAGGCTCGGTCCAGCGACAATTCCTGGCGAATCCTTACACGCAACAGTCTCTCGACTTACAGAAGCAAGGGCAAAACTTCGGGGAAGACTTGGCACGGGCGAAGTTCGGGTTCGCTCAAAATGTGTTCGGCCAACTCATGCCAATGGCCAACTCCCTCCTGAGCACGTCCCAGGTCGGTGGCCAGACCTCGGGTATGCCTACTATCAATCGCGGGCCGATCTATTCTCAGCAGCAGCAGCAAACGGCTGTGAACGCCCAACAGGCGAATAATAACCAGTCCTACCAGACTCTTGCCCGGCAAATGGCTCAATCGAACGCCCAGCGCGGGTTCGGTGGAAACTCGCCGGCGCTCGCGGCCCAACAGGAACAAGCGGCCCTGGCCAACGTCGGGCAGAACGCGCAGGTGGCTCGGGAACTCCCGATGCAGTACCAACAGGCCAACGCGGACCAAACCTACCGGACCGACACCCTGGCCCAGAACCAGTGGCAGCAAGGTCAACAGGTTGACATCGCCCGCCGGCAGAACCAGCTTCAGGCGCTTCAGGCGATTCTCGGTTCGCTCGGCAATGTGACATAAACACGAAATCCTGTTATTTCGTTATTTCGAAATTCCGAAATTAGGTGAATCATGGCCGACCCATTAGACCCCCGAGACCCGGCAAGCCTGGCTGGCCCCTACGGAATGCTGTTCCGCGGTGGCGAGACCGAGGAAGAAACTCGCCGTCGGATGGCGATGCAGCAACTCGCCTTCCCGCCGGCCGGCGCGCCGTACCCCGGCTCGCCACAACCGGCCGGCTTGCCTGGCATCGGAATGCCGCCGAACGCCTCACCCGAGAACCCCTTCGGACCGGGACGGAACGCTCCGGCAGCCCTCGCCGGCGCTGGGGCCCTCGCCGCGTCCGGTATGCCCGGCGGCCTCTGGGGACCATCCGGCCAGTATTCCGGCACGGCCGGATCGCCTCTTGCCGACCTCGGCGGTCAGGCTCAAGCCCTGGCCGACACCCGCGGCCCGCTTCCGCCGACCCTCCAGCCACCCGCGGGGGCTCAGGGAGTGCAATCGCTCCTCGGCCCGGCCTCCTCGGGCTGGATGACGGGTTGGGGCGCTCCGGCCCAGACGCCGGGCGTGGTACCGGATCAGCCGACGCAATTCCCCGGCGGTGCAGCGGGTGCAGGCGCTGCGGGTGCGCCTGCTGGCAACGCTGCGGAGAATGCCCGGCAGGTGTTCAAAAACTCGTTCGAACAGAACCTTGCCAAGTTGTCGGGCGGTTCAACCTTCTCGAATCCCGATCAACAGGCGACGGCCATGAAGCTCGCCACGGCCGAGACGGCTCCACTCCTCCAGCAAATGTCCCACGAAGCAGCGATTAAGGAAGCGGCCCTGAAGCACTCGCCCGACGCGCTGAAGGGGCAAACCCTGCTCACGCTGATGGGCGGCCTGGCCGGAAGCGGGAAAATTACTGCGACTGGAGTTCAACAGGCGATTGCTGCGGCGAATGAGGTGAGCCGATCCCTGGACCCTGGCTCAAGCGGTGCCACGCCTGGGCCCAACAACCCTGTTGGGCCCGTAAATAAGAACCCGCCCACGCTCGATCAGTTAGCAAAAACAGATCAGTTTTTGCAGAGCGCGAATAGCTTTTTGCCAAAGGCTTTCTCGACCGGATCGGGTGTTGACGTCCACGGGAAGATAGTACCCGGACAGGCCGGGGCCCTGGAGGCGATGACTCCTGAAGCGGCCGGTACCCTCATGCAACGCCTCGGCTCTTCGGGGTTGAATCAGAATGAACAGCACGCGGTACTCGATAAGCTCATGGATTCGCCGGCTGGCCAACAGATTCGGGACGCGCTTTTAACTCGGGCCGGGGCGGAAGAATTGGCCTCCCTGGACCCTGACAAGATTCCGAAGATTGGAACGAAGTCCTGGCTCCGTAGCCGTGCGGATCAGACTCAGTTCCCGGGCGATCTGGAGATTCCCGGTGCCGGTCATTACAACATTGGTGGTAACACCATGCTACAAAGAGGGTTAAATCAGGTTGGTGCTGACGTGAACCGGGCCGGCTTGCCCTACAACCAGTTCAATTTCAACGGGCAGATTCTCCCGATCGACCAAGCTCTCAACCCCCTTATTCCTGGGAAGCTTTCCGGCGCAAGTCCTGATGCGATAAAGAAAACCATCGACAACAACTCCGCAATCCGCGACCTTATTTTCAAACGATTCAGCACGAAGTAACCCGAGGCCAGCAATGCTCGACGATATTCTCGATTACCTCGGCGGTGCCCTCGACAAACCCGGTCGTGCGGTCCGTGGCATGTTGAGCGGCAACCAGGGTGAGGGGTTGGCCGCACTCCCGTTTTCCGACAGTTTGGGCATCACAAATGAACATAACGCTGTAAGCGGAGAGGATTTACTTCATCATCTGTTCGGTTCAACCGGTTCCGAGACGGGTGACGCCATCGGCGGCTTCGCATTAGGGGCCGCTACAGACCCGCTCTCCTACCTTGGCCTGGGGATCGGTGCAAGGGCGGGATCGGCTGCTGGCAAGGGGCTGGAGGCCGCTGCGGCGGCCCGTGGGCCGGGATACAAGACCCTGGCAGAATCGCTCGCGGCCACCACTCCAGGTGACGCGAAGTACAAATTGGACTACCTTTCGTCCCACATCGGCTTTGGGAAGGCCCTGGACGAGATTCCCGAAGGCAGCAAGTACATTGGCCACGGTGCCGAGGCGATGGCCTTCCAGGCTCCCGACGGCTCCGTGGCACGGGTGGGGCGGGTTTCTCCGACGACACCGACGCGGCCGATCGATCCTGACATCTTGCCGACGACGCGGGCCGTCGATTTCCCGTCGGATCATGGAATGGTTATGAGGGTTGAACGCGGGCCGTTCGCATCTGCCTTCAACGAAGACAATGCGGCCGACCAGGCTTTGTCAAACCTCAGAGAGAAGCTGGCCAGTCGTGGGATCGACTTCAGCGACGACCATCTTGGAAACATTGGCAAGGTTGGCGGAAGGCCGATGGTAATTGATTCGGGTGCGGTCGAAGCGCTTGGGGCTGGCGAAAGACCGATGCACACCTCGACCTACCCGGAACTCGGCCGGGGCTTTCAACAGTGGACGGCGGCCGGATCGCCGGCACCTCAGTTCGCTCCGCTCGTCACACCGAAGGCACCCGACCGCACCACCAAGTTCCTCCTCGACCTGATCGGCGGCCAGCCGGCAATGCAACGGGCGCTCTCCGCGGGCCGCGCGGCACCAGGTTACGAATCCGCGTTCACGGCCGGCGGCGCAACCGTGGGCGGCTTTGGCGCTGCGTCCCGTTCTGCTTTCTGAGTAAGATTCCCCCAACTCTGGGGGAATGAACATGGGCGGATTTTTAGATTTCTTGGATCCTGACGCCCGCGATGCGTTCCAGTCGGCCTATCTCCGCAAACAACAAGCGAACGACCCGAGTTCGATCGGGACGGGACTATCTCCCGAGGACGAGTCTTCCTGGCTCGGCCGACGGCTCGACGAATCCCTCGGCGGCCTGTCCTACCTCGGCAAGCTCGCGGACAAGACTTTCGGCGGCCGGGCCATTCGTGGGCTGCTCGGCGGCCGTCCAGAGGAATCGCTATCCGTTCTCCCCTTCAGTGACACGCTCGGCCTGACTCACGAATCGAACGTCGTCCAGGGAACCGATCTGCTTAACAACCTCGGCCTGACGACTAAGGGTGACGACAGTTGGGAAAACCAGTTGGCCGGTTTCGGTGCCGAACTCGCCCTGGACCCGTCCACATACCTCGGCATCGGGGCCCTGACCAAAGCGGGGGAAGCGGCGGCCAAGGGCGGCCAACTCGCCGGCAAGACCTCGGAACGAATCCTGGCCGGGCAGGCGAAGCTGTTCGACGTCGGGCTTCCCTTTCAAAAGTCTCTGTTCGGTGTCGATCGCGTTCCGTTCAACATTGGTTGGCCAGACACCTCGGCGGCTATCGCCCGTAACTTCCTCGGTGTTCCCCTGGCGGCGGCGGGTACCGGCGCTCGCGCTGCGGAGAAATACCTCGGCGGCCCGGTCGACAAGGTGCTCGGCATCAATCCGGTTACCGCTCTCGGCAACGTCGGTGAAGCCGGCTACCGGCAGTTCAAGGCACTCTTCAATCAGCCGACGCAAGGTGCCACCTCCAGGGCGGGGCAGGACATTGCGGAGAGCGTACTAACGCCGAAGTACAACGAACTCGCCGATGCGGTTCGGCAGAAGTCCGCGGACATTTCCGTCGACCTGGCGAAGATCGCGGGCGACGACCCAATCAAGCAGGCGATGGCCGAACGCTTCATGGTTCGGGCGGCCGAGACTCCCGACTCGGCTCAGGTCCAGGACAAGCTTCAGCGATTCCAGCAACGGCTGGAGAACGAATCGCTCGCCAACGGTGAACGGGTGAAGGCTGCAACGCGGGCCGTCCAGGACACGACTCTTAGCGATGCTGATCGATTAAAGGCGATTGACGAAGCCCTCACCGGTTCGGGGATGAAGGACGAGTATGTTCGGAAGAACATGGATGCCCTGAAATTGATTGGTGACAAGACTCTTGCGGACGCAACGCAATTCGGACCCCAAGCGGCTCGCTTCTCCAGCATCTTCACACCCGACGAAGTGAAGCTCCTCGGCACTCACGCGCAGGAAGCCACGGACCTTACGAAAGAATGGCTCCAGTCGGAGCGGGCCGGCGGCTCGAACACTCCGAATTTGCTCGACGTGGCCACGAACTACTTCCCGTCCCAAAAGGCGATTCTCGACAAGCAACCGAACGAGAACGTCTTCCAGTACATAAACCGGATCAAATCCGATTTCGACGGCCGGCACGAATTCATGATGAGCCGTATCGAACCGTTCCGGGACATCCCGGGCGGCCGTGAGCGGATAAACGACCTGGCCAAAGATGCCCGGTTCTCTGGGCCCGATCGCACCATCAAGACAGACCTTGCCGCGCAGGACGCCTTGATCCCGATCCTCAGCGGGAAGACGCGGTTCCAGCTTCCGCCCGATTCGCCGATTCTCGACAAGGCCAAAGAACTCGCCGACGTGCTTCACGACATGAACCCGGTCTACGCGAAGGAAGGTAAAGACTTCTTCGACCTCGACTTCGCCGGGAGGCTGAAGGAAAGGGGTGTCGCCAACGCGAAGGCCGTCGCGGGGCAAGACGCCGTGTACTACGGCATCGGCAAGTACGCCCAACCCTCGGCCGCGTTCCCCGAAGGCGGCGCGACGAAGGTGGTAGACCTCCTCGAAAAGCTCAAGCTCGACGGGAAGCCTCACCCGGACGCCTTCCCGACCTCCTGGACGAACAGTTTCGACGCGGCCAAGAACCGGCTCGGATTGAACAAGGTCGACGACGTTGCCGACCTGATGGTTCCGAACGACCTGGCCCGCGACATGATGCGGTTCGGCCGGGCGTGGACGTCACCCGAAGAATTGAAGCCGGTCTTGCAAGCCTGGAGCATGATGAGCAACCTTTTCAAAACGGGCGTGACCGTTTTGTTCCCGGCGTTCCATACCCGCAACCTAGGCTCGGCACTGTTCAACATGTGGCGGGATGATGCCCTTAGCCTCCGCGGGCTCAACTCGGCGCAGAAGATGGTTCGCGGCGGCTACATGGATGAGGCGGTTGCCTCGAAGCTTTACCCGGGAATGAATCTGCGGGATGCGACCTACCAGGCCATGAAGGAACTCGCCGGCACTGACACCGCGTTGACGCAACAGTCGCGGGCCGGCGGCCTGGCCACGGGTGCCACGGCGAACCAAAGCAAGGTGAACATTCCAACCTTCAGCCCTCAGCCCGAGACGATCGGGGCCATGCTGAACCGGTGGGGCCGGGGATTGCTCCCCGAAGATACACAGTGGGAAACGATTCGGAAGGGCTACAACCCGTTCGGCGTCAAGGGAGTGGCCGGCACCGAGGATACGAACATTCTGATTCAGCGGGCTCGGCAGGTTCAGAACTCGATTGAGGATACCGTTCGGACGGCTCACTACCTGGAAAAGAGATTGCAGGGTGCCGACGTGCTGGAGGCGTCAGCCAGCGCCAAGAAGTTCCACAACGACTACAACCCCGAGACCTTCACGGCATTCGAAAACAAATGGATGAAGTCTCTCCTACCCTGGTATAGCTTCAGCCGCAAGAACCTTCCGCCGATCCTCGAACAACTCGCCAGCGAACCGGGCAAGATCACCGGGGCAACGCGGTTGGTGTCCGGCGTACGCGACCCGTCCGACTTCGTTCCGTCGTTTATCGGCGAAGGGGCATCGATCCCGATCCCCGGCGCTCCCGAAGGACAGCAGCGGTATATCTCGTCGTTCGGCCTCCCGATCGAAGACGAACTACCCAAGCTCCTCGGCTCGGCCGTCCGGGGCGACGTCGGCCGGACCTTCCAACAAGCCTTCGGCATGGTCAACCCGCTCTTCAAGTTCCCGGTGGAACAGGCGACCGGTACCCAACTCTTCAGCGGGCGAAAGCTCTCCGACCTTCAGCCATCGGAAATCGCCAGCCTGGGCGGCATCCTCCCGGACAACATTGCTCGGGCCCTGA